CTAGCGGCAGTAACAACAGCCTTCATGATTACAGGTGGGGACATCCTTGCTCTTGATGGCGATGCACTTAAAGCAATTTTAGCGGCTGGCGTTTCAGCCGTTCTCCCAGTCGCAATCAGAGCGGCTAACCCTAAAGACCCTGCTTTTGGCAAGATTGCTGATGGAGTTACCGAGGCAGTTGTGAAGAAAATTACAGCCAAAAAGTCTGTGAAGAAAAAGTAATGTCAGTCGAAAAAGTTCTTGCGGCGGCAAAAGCCGAAGTCGATGCCAAATACCGTGAAGGCGCTAACAACGATACAAAATTCGGCAAGTGGTATGGAATGAACAACCAACCTTGGTGCGCTATGTATGTTTCATGGTGTTTTAAGGAAGCGGGAATTTTATACCTCATCGCGGCTTCATCAAAAAAAGGTTTTGCCTCATGCGATGCTGGTTTGAAATGGTTCGCTAAAAAAGGTCAGGTTGTTCCTGTGGGACAAGCAAAGCCTGGGGACATTGCTTTCTTTCAATTTGATGATGATGCTCAAGCAGACCATGTAGGCATTGTTCAGAAGAACGATGGCAAAGGAAATCTTTGGGTTTATGAAGGAAATACAAGCGGTGATACAAAAGGAAGTCAGTCCAACGGTGACGGCGCTTTCCTCAAGAAGAGACCCTACAAACTCATCATGGGTGTTGCTCGCCCCGCTTACAAGGACTAATCATGGCAGAAGAGATTCAACCAACCCTAGGAGAAGTTATGCGTCGGCTTGATGACCTAACCATGGAAGTCAAGCAGATGAACCTAAATGTTGGTCAAACTTATCTGCGTAAAGATGTTTACGATTCAGATACAGAAAGAATCTCTCAAGCAATGGACCACATCACAGACCGTCTTGAAAAGATGGAGAGTCGCTCCGAATGGGTTATTCGAACCGTCGGGGCGCTCTTCATTGCCACAGTTGTCGGTGCCTCAATGTATGTTGGACAAATCATCGGGATATAGGGCTTGACAATCTAACCCCAGTTAGATACCCTCTCCCTTAACGAGAGGAGTCCACATGGACAACGCATTATCAGTAACGCCAGTTGATGATTTTGAAATCATTGAAGAACCAGCCCGTGAGCCATTCGTCGTCAATGACGATTCAAAAGCAGATTGGGCAATGAGAAAACTTGCATCGATTCGACGCAAGCAATTAGAGAACAAAGCCATCTATGACCGAGAATTACTGAGGGTCTCAGAATGGCTAGAGAAGGTCAATACAGACCTCGAGAAAGATGCTGAATGGTTCGAGTTGAACCTACGCCCATACGCCCTTCAGGAGCGCTCCAAAGACCGTAAAAGCATAGTTTTGCCCCACGGCACCATCAAAACTATTTCAGGTCGAGTCAAGTTCGATATTGAGGATGAATCTAAGTTCCTTGAATGGGCTGAGACTAATGCCCCTGAATTAGTCCGAATCAAAAAAGAAATTGATAAAAAAGCCCTAGGTGCTTTGAATCAGTCGGAAGATAAAGTAATATCAACCCAAGGCGAAATTGTCCCAGCAATCAAAGTTATACCTGCTGAGATTTCTGTTTCGTTTGTAATCGCAGAATAGAGAGAGGGAACATGGAAAACAAATTACCTATTGCTCAAGCATTGAGTGAAATCATGAAAGCAGTTGGAGGTATAGCAAAGAAAGACAAGAACACAGCCCAAGGATTTAACTTCCGAGGAATTGATTCAGTCGTCAATGCTGTTTCGCCAGCACTTCAAAAGTTTGGTGTTGTAGTCATACCTTCAGTTGAAGAGTATGAATATCAAACAGTTGAGATTGGACGCAACCGAACCGCTATGGGTCATGTCAGGGTTAAAGTCAGTTATACATTTATCGGAGCAAACGGTGATTGCATTAAAGCAACAGTCGTTGGCGAAGCGATGGACTCAGGCGATAAGGCAACAGCCAAAGCCATGTCAGTTGCTTTTCGCACAGCGCTACTTCAGTCGCTATCACTACCAACCGATGAAGTAGACCCTGATGCACATTCTTACGAGCGCTCAAGTGCTGAAGATGTTTTAGCACCTGAAGCAGTTATCGCAAAGATAAATCAATCAATCACGATTGAATCTTTATCTGAAGTAGGTCAATACATAACCGCGAACAAGGACGCTTATCCACTTGGACTTCTTGACCAATTTCGCGCCAAGTTCAAAGAGCAACAATCCAAATTGAACCCACCAAAGTTGGAAGAGGAAACCGAAGATGCCAACACTCTTGAGCCAGCCCGAGTTACCGTATAACCAAACTTCAGGACACAGCGGAACAGATACTTCTAAGGCGCGAGCGCTTCATGCAGATAGGTCAGGTAAAACTGCTCTGCGTCAAGCGCAAGCACTTAACCTTCTGTCTCAACGAAAGATGTCGGGTTTAACTTGGAAAGAACTTTCTGAGATAACTGGACTTCACCATGGCACCGCTTCAGGTGTATTGTCTGTCCTTCATAAAACTGGACGCATCGCCCGACTAAAAGAGAGCCGTGATGGTTGCAAGGTTTATGTTGATGTTAGTTGTGTTGAGGGACGAGTAATTGAAAGCCAAGGGCGCAAAAGATGTTGCCCTCATTGCGGAGGTAATTTGTGAGTATTAGGTGGATTACAAAGGTTTGGTCGGACTCGCCTTATGACGGGACCCGCCTCCTTATCCACCTAGCGCTCGCAGATATTTCTCATGATGATGGTCGCTTCTTTGCATCTCAATCAAATCTATCCACAAAGGGTCGATGTTCGGTTGAGTATGTTCGAAAGGTTATCAATGAGATGGTTGCCGATGGACATTTGAAGATTATTACTAAGGGAAACTCTCGGGGTAATGCAACGGTCTATCAGTTGATATGGAAAAAACTCCCCAACTCCGTAGGGGAGGAACAAAGTTTAGGAGAGGTCGAACTCCCCAACTCAGATACCCCCAACTCCCCAACTTTGGAGCCTCAACTCCCCAACGCCACTCCGCACCATCCGTCCTATACATCCGTCCTATCTACAACAAAGAGCGAGGAAACTGCTATCGCAGTTCTCGCGGTATCTGAAGCAGTTGCTAGAAAATGGTGGGAGAAGCAAAGAGTCAAACCTTTGGGCAAAAGTGCGTGGCACTCACTCTTGGCAATCTGTGAAGCGGCGGAAAAGCGAGACTACACAGCCGAACAAATTGAACAGGCTTTAGATTACATAGGGACAGTTCCTTCAATGCGTCAGATGGATTTAGTTTTAAGAGGAGTAGGAGTTAAAACAAAACATGAACAATCAGCAATTAGAGCAATCGACTTGGCAGAAAAGTTCCGCAATGAGCCTGTCTGACCTAGCAATCCTTTTGGGTTTTATCGGAATCTATGACCTGCGAATTCAGGTTGATGAGTTAAAAGTTCGTGCTTGGGCTGAGTCTTTAGATTCAGATGTTCCTTTAATAGAAGCGAAGAAAATTGTTTCTTGGCACTATTCAAACCTAGACACAGCAATTACTCCCGCTCACATAAATCGGGAATGGCGTCGTAGACTAGCCAGCGCAAGAGAACGGGAACGCGGAAGATTGATGTCTCTTGAATTTCAAGAGTTGGAAAAAAGAAAAGCCTCTCCTGAATTTGTTGAGCAGATAAAAAAAGAGTTGTTAGAAAAATTGAACCGAGGTAAAGATGCTCCGATGGAAAATGATAATGGGACGGTGGCACCTAACTCATGAAGATATTTCGATTTGTAGGTTGGTTCAGCAGATGGCGGTTCAAACGCAATCAACGGTATGCCCTGCTTGCTTGGACGCCATCGCGGATGAAAGACTCCAATGGCAAAGGCTAAACCGAATAGAGTTTCTGAATCAACGAGATGGCTAGTCCTTGCTCGCTCTGTCTATAAATGCGAAAGATGCGACAGAGATTTCTTAGGCTATCCCGTATCAGTTCATCACCGACGCCCTCGAATGATGGGCGGTTCAAAAAATGAAATGCTTCATGAACCCGCAAATCTAATTGTTCTTTGCGGAACAGGGACAAGCGGTTGTCATGGATGGGTTGAGTCAAATAGAGTCAAAGCCCGTGAACTTGGATATTTAATTCAAAAGGTCGAGGCGGCTGAAGTAATTCCATTTCAAGATGAAACTGGTGTTTGGTGGAATATCGATAACTACGGACAAAAAACGCAACTGGACATGAC